GTTTGTCGTTCGGTTTTAATGTCTTGTCTGTTAATGATTCATTCATATCTTTTTCTTCCGTTGGTTGAACATCTTGAATCCATTTGGAAACTAATGCACCACTATTTTCTTTTAATAATAGATGATTTGAACCACGTTTAATAATTGTATATTTCTCACCATTTGATTCTACAATATCACCTTCGTTAAAAATCTCTCCACGAAAATACTTCTCACGTAGATCATTTTTAACGAGGATAATTTGTTCTTTGATGGGTTCTAATCCCATCCCCTCACGAATATCATTCATCAAACGACGACCATCGATATCACGAACAGTTGATGGTAGTCCTTTTTTAAACTCGATGTAATTACCCTTTACGGCAATCGCACGCATTTTAGATGCGGACATCCCAGTTGCATCGTCAGCATCTGGATCACGTTCTCCCGCAGAGATAACTTCGATTGTATCGTAGTTGAACTCTTTACCATTATAAGTGGTCAAAAGTCTTTTAAACTCTGGAACACGATCGCTACCAGCGACCATAATGATATTCTTATACTTCTTATTTAACTCCTTTGCAGCTTCGATAAATGTACGAACATGTTCGTTTGCAGCTGCAAAATGAGTGTTTCTAAACATTAAGTTTAGATACTTAACTTTTTTATCTACCGATAGTGGATTCTTTTTCGCATCCTGTGAACGAGATGCATAGATTACGTGGTCAGCGTTTTTCTGCTGAGCCAGTTTTTTGACTGCTTTAACGAGTAATTCGTGTCCGATAGTCGGAGGGTTAAATCGCCCGAAAGCCATTACTACCGTTTTAGAGGGTAGTTCTTTGATTAGTTGTCTGTAATCTTTCATTTAATCCATCTATAAAGGTGATACTATTCTTATTTAGTCTTATACTAAACTCAACATTGTTGTTGCAGCAGCTACAATCCAGCGACAGGCGATCTCGTCTGAGGCTAGTTCTTGTTGTGCTCTAACCGATGCGATCTCTGAAACTAGAAATTGATACTCATCTACACTCAATTGCCCTGCTTCATACTGTTCACGAATTATAATTAGTTCTTGGGCGAGTACTCCTGCTGGTCCACCCATTCCTGCTTGCTCTCTTAACCCATCTAATAAACTCATCTTCCCCTCCATGCGTCTGTTATAACATCTACTCTTGCTCGATTAATCTTAACTACAGATTCACAAAATTTTTCATTAGTAGACGCTTGTGCTTTTTTAAGAGCAGACTCTAGATCTTCCACTGCTTTAGCCTGTGGATCTTTTCTCAATGAAGTATAAACTTTTAATCTCTCGATCTTATTGAATGCGTCGTTCCAGTCTTTATCTTTACAATCTAGTTTATCAACTGCAATCTTTACATCAACTACATTATTAAACATTGCTCCATCATGTGGTCTTGGCATCACAAAAGAACAACCTGCCAATACCAAAGATACTGCTAATACGAGTGCTTTCATCGTTGCCATCCTTTGATTATGTCTGGTGAGAAGTTAGATTTACTAAACTCTAAACGATCTACAATTTTTACAGCACCACCAGTTAAGTGATCAATAGCAACGAATCCTTCGACACCAGTGACTTTATATCCGTTTGTAGTTTTTAAGAATGTATTGATATGACCTGCTTCATTCATCTTGTTGATAATCATCAACTTGGCTTTTGCCAGCAAATTAACAAGATCAAAAATCTTTACAATACTTTCTTTGTCATGATTTGCGAAGAAGGCTAGTATTGTTTTACGTTTTTCTTCTTGAGCAGACTTACCCTTTTCGGTTTTCTTAGTATCAATTTCTTTTTGATACTTGTCATGAATATAATTAAACAATCCTACTACATGTGCATGAGTATCGGTGATCTGCTCACCAGCACGAACTTTAGAATTGTTATAGGTATTAACAGCCATGTTAAGATCTTCATTATCTTTAATGGCATTCAGAGTTGCTGCAGGAATCTCACCAAAGATTCTCCCTGCTTGAGAGAGAACTTCAGTTACCTCTGTAGTTTCTACTTGAGTAAAAGTAGCAGTGCCAGAATAGTCTTTATAGTTTGCGTCGTCCATCCAGACAGAAGATGATTGAGACATCTTACTAACGATTGACTTACCGAATGATGCAGTCATTGACTCAAAGTCAGAGCCAGTGTATGTTGTATGCCAAACTACACCGATCTTCGCTTTTATAATCTTGTTGGCTAGTTCTGTGCCAACTGGAACAGCGTAAACGATAGTGTTCGGATGGAATGTAACATATTTCTTTCCATCAATCGTAACAATCTTTTTATCATCGGTGAACATTAGATCACCTTGATATACACCAGACTTAATACCGAGTTTCTTAAACTCTGCCAATGCGACTTTTAACTTAGTGTTTAAATCGCCAGATGTATCTGCATCGATGTCAGCGTTTGTTTTGTAGACTTTCGGATCTTTATTAAAGACACCTTTCTTTGCGACAAAGAACTTCTTATCTCTTGGGTCAATACCAGCAAACACTGCTGGTGCTCCATCCCATTTAACAGTTGCTGTCACTTTAGTCTTTGAGTTGCCAGCCAACATGTCACGTAGATCACGTAGGAAGTTTATTGCTTTACGAGTGCCTTCAACACCACCATCAAATACTAAATCTTCCACATGAGTCATGTGGGTATTCTTTTGTTCTACGATATAATTCTTTAGTGTTTTCATTTAATAACTTTTACAGATCCATCTGGGTTTGCATAGAACGCTTCGAACTTAATGTTCTTAAATTCTGTTCGTAGTTTTAAGAACTCTCGTAAGTTACTCATCGAATCATCAAATAATCTCACTTTACTGTAAAGATTTGTAGACAGATATTTTCTAACGATGATCACTTTCTTTATTGCTGGAATCTCATTTCCTACTAACTCACCTGCTCTTTCAACACGAACACGATCAATGTCGAAACCATATTTACGGAAAGTTGCTAGGAACTTATCTCTGTCATCAAAGTTTGCACGAGCAGTGATGATAATAACTTTACTTAGAGGATTCTTAACTGAGTTAGTCAAGATCGCTTTTGCTTTCGCTAACATTCTACCAATAGGTTTACTTTCATGATAGAACTTATGTGCATCTCTAAACTCGGAGAAGTCAAACGATTCTCCGTCACCTAATGTGTAGTTGTTAAACTCTTGATTGGTAAGTTTGGTGATCGTCTTACCATCTTTGACAACTGCGATTTGAGCAGTGGTGTGGAACAGAGTGTCATCGATATCGAATATCGTTAGACTCCCAGTCGGTTCTTCTACCGCTTCTTCTATGTATTCTCTAAACCTTTTCATACCTTAATTATNNTAAAGACAACAATAACCCCACAGACTTGAGGGGATTATAAGGTGTTGTTTTCATGTCTTATTTAAGGCTAAATGCCCCTACTACACCTTTATGTGGACCAGAGGATCCCTTAACTGTCATCGTAGCCACGTTCATAACCTTACCAGTCTTCTTGTGTGTTCCTTTGATATTGACAGCGATACCACCACTATGATGTACGTGAAGGTTTTCAAAGTTATCTAGATGATCGTTAGCAATTTTATCAGCATGTTTTACGATTGGTTTTGACGAACCATCATCCTGAACATGAGAATGTGCAACTGTATGTGGGATAATTGTTGGCGCAGAAACATGGTCATTAATTACTTTACGTAATGTTTTGTCATCATGTTTTGCCAAACCTTCAGCGAACTTTTTAGCAACAGCTTGTTTGCCAACTAGAGCAGATGCTTCTGCTTGAGAAGCACGAGTTTTTGCTTGTTGTAAAAATTCATCAGGATTCTTATGTTTATCGTGAGCAGAAACAAACATCTCTAGATGTTTATGTAGATTCTTTTCTTTACCAGATAACTTTCTGCCCATAGAAGTAAGAGCAGAAAGACGTTCATGTTCTTTTCTAGCTGCATCAATACCCATAACATCTACTTTGTATTGTGAGTGTCGTTCTTCAGCAGAGCCATGATATCCTAACTTTTCCATGCCAGCGTGATGTGCTTTCATGTTTGCGTTTAAAGATCCAGATGGGAGATTCGCAGTCTTTTCCATAGACTCAAGTCCAGGATTGCGATAGTTTGGTTCTTTGTTTGTTCCGTACTTTGCAGAAACACCATGGTGTCCAATCGGTTTACCATTCTTATCATGAATAGTTAAAATCAAATCAGCGTTTGAGTTGACATCCTTCACACCAGTTGTCTTTTCATGATCTCCAGGTTTCTTCTCTGTGTCAGCATTGGATGTCCAATGTACATTGCCAATTGTATGTCCAGCTTTGATGTGTCCTGCATCTGCTAAATGTCTCTTTAAGGCATCAGCAGTAGATTTAGAATGCGAATCAATCTCGTTGTATGCTGCATCACCAATCTTTTTCTTCAAACGATCGTGAACCTGTTGGGGTGTACCAGCATGGTCTTCGTTCTCAGATTCTGAACGATGGTGTTCAGGTAAAGTATTATTTGGGTGAAGATGCTTTGATAATAGTAGTTCGTGCAACTTACCTTTGTCATCTGACGATACTGCACTACTGAGTGCTTTCTCTACTAGAAGTTTGCTAGTTTCTTCTTTAAGAAATGATTTAAATTTTAACATAGTGGCTCTTACTGTGCATAGATACCTTTACCAACTTCCAAATAAAATTTGGCTTCATTGGCAGGTGGTGGTCTTAGTTTAGTTCTTATCTGAAATATTGGGTCTTGAGTTTTCTTGTCCACAAATATCAGATTGTTCCCCTTTTCTACTACATAAAGAATTGCTTTTTCTTCAATCTCTTTAAAATAGTTAGTAGTAATTTCTTTCACTTTACCTTTCTGAATATCTACAACATCAGCAAGGTCTTCACCAAATATACCCTTTCCTAGAAAAGATAGTGCATCTTTTGTAAATGATTGAGAAGAAGATTTAAGAACAATCTCTTTCTTTAAATCATTATACATGGATGTAATCATCTCAAACTTTGCTTTTTGCTCTATTGGTCCAGTGAAAGGTTTTGATAATCTTTCGTACTTAATTTTAGCATCCCATTTTATATTTAATGCTTCAGCAATGTCAAGCATTCCACGATATGGAGATAAATTAGCAACTGTTACGCTTTCAGACTTAAGAGAGAATGGTATTGTACCACCATGTATCTTCTTACTCTTACCTCTGGCTGTAGCGTATATCTCTAAAGATACATCTCCCTTAATTGCACCGCCACTGGATTCTCCAGCGATACCATCTGCAATTACGTTGAAGTCTACAACCTCGCCAACATTATTATCTAAAAACTGATTAACAGCAACAGTCACTCTTCGGCTAAATGATCCATAATCAATTGCTTTAACTAGCTGGTCTATTTTCTTATCAATATTACCAATGTCTTTAGAAGAACTATAATAGACTTTGTCATAGTCTTCTCCAAAAGCACCAACAATAGACTCTGGTTTTAGACGCATTTCAAAACCAACATTAAAAATGTCAGGTGGTCTATTACCTTTACTTCTTGTGACACCAGAAGCAATTGTCATTTTAAAACGACCAGTATTGAACAATTTAGTGTCAATCTGGGTTCTTATCTTATTCAGCTTAGTCTTATCGACTTTACCATCTGCAATGAACAAAGCGAGACCGATGGTAAAGATACCTTCGATCACATCGCCTTCGTTTAGTTTACCAGCCATCAATGTCTCCAGAATAAAGATACTCTGGATTATTTAGGTCTTCTGGATGCCCTGATGATTTTCTGATACTTACGATCCCACTTCATAACTTGCTGTAGCAGTTTTGGGATTGCATGATTGTTACGATAATCGTAACCAAATGTACGTAAGATATAGTGGAGGGTTTTTGAGTCTCTGTATTTCTTCGCACGAGAAATAAGATGTTCGGTTTTGATTGTTGGCTTTTTGTCTTTAAAATCTAAAAAGACACAATGTGCGTATGCTTGAATTTCGTCAAACTCAGAAAGATATCTACGCTCTGCATCTTTCTTTGCATGTTTGACTTTCTTGTATGGTAGAACATAGTTGCTCCACTCATCACCTCTTCTATCGTATTGCATAAAGTGTATCAACTCATGCATTTCGACTTGAATTAGTTTGAATTTAAAACGATCCCAGTTTTCTTTATCGAATTTATAAGTGTGGAATTTGTCTGTATGGATGATAAGGATACACTGACGAGTTTCTGGATCGTACTCTCCACCAACAGCAATGTATCTCTCATACTTTTTGGCTTTTGAAGTTTCTGTTCGCCATTCGATCTTTGTTCGCCACTTCTTAAAGTAGTTCGCTAGACCGATCTCGTCATTTACATATTTGTCTAGATCATTCCACACTTTTGCTGGGACAAAAGTAGCCCTAAATGGACGCTCTTGGAAATTGAGCATATCCATCCAGTCGTAATTAGCATTTTCTAGGAATGACATTTTACATCCCAGAAAATCCCTACACTACTGGACTAATTGATTTTCCAGAAATGCAAGAACTTTCCCCTGCTCCTCTAAGTTAGTATTATTAAACTCAGTAATATAGGGCATCAGATCAAAGTTGGATAATAGATTACTATATTTAGTCTCTCGCCCTTTTAGGAACTGTTCAGACTGGTCGGAACCCCTATCCTTATATCGGGCTTCTAGGATCGTTTTAGGTGCTTTTAGGAAGACTACCTGTAGGTCGGTATTTGGGAGTCCCATAGCGAACTCTAGGAAGGACTGATTGAAGATTCGATCTCCCTCGAATAGGATATTGGACTTGGTTTCAGTTAAGAATCCTTGGGCGATGGGTTGAACAGCCATACTTAGACGATCTGTTCCAGCAAAAGTTTCCCCATCCTCATACTT